ATTTTCATAATGTATTGAATTAAGTCATTTGGAATATGTTGTTTATTATGATATTTGTCAGCAAATATTTTGTAATCATCAGTAATAGTCATCTTTGTTTTTAGTAGTATGATAATTAGTCTTATGGAATTTCAAATTATCTTTTTTCAAATTATAATTATTCATCATCATCATCAATTCTATTAAATGTATATGTTCCATTATTGTTTGTCTCAATATCATACGGCATCATGCAATTCATTTTGTAATAAAACTTGCCGTTTTGATATGATGAACATTGACTATCGCCGTTATGATAAGTAGTAAGATGAGGCATAATAATATCTTTTACATATTTTAGTTTATGTTCTTTGTAATATCCAGTTCCAATGTTGAATGTGTATTGATTAATACCTTCATCAATAGTTTGTTCTATTTCATCTCTTACAAACTCATCAATAAACATCATATTAACAATCTCATTATCATTTTTGAGTTTAATAAGTTCTTTATCATCTTCATGTTTTTCTCCATCTTCTTCTTTGAGTTCCTTTTTGAATTTTGTAATTTCATCTTTGAGTTTCTTTTGCTTTGATAATATCTTTGTTTTTAGTTCTTCATTTTCTTCTTTGAGTGTATTTTTTTCATCTTTCAATCTATGGATTTCTTCTTGGTGTCTATCCGTCCAATCTTTCATTTGTGCATAATCTTCTTTGAGTTTTGCAATTTCTCTATCTTTGGGTTCTTCATTATTAAATAGATCAATAAATCCATATAATTCAATAACATGAGAAATCAATTCATCTTTTTTCAGTTTTTTAATATTAGCACCAGTGTATTTTGTAATTGGCATCTTTGTTTATTTGTTTTAGTAGTATGATAATTAGTCTTATGGAATTTCAAATTATCTTTTTTTAAATTATAATTTGATAATTTATAATAATTAAGATGACTTCATAAAATAAAAATGGATACATCACCCGCGGGTTATCGTAAAAGATTTATTGAACAACTTACATATTATTCAAATGCTGATAATTATAAGGATGGAATTTTAGAATGGTATCTAACTGAAGTTAGAATTGCAGACAATGATAGTAATATACAATGTATTTGTAAAAAACATATTAAAAAATTATGTTATATCAAAAATATCCATAATGGTATAGATTTAATTATTGGTAGTGATTGTTCCGCACATATTGCAAAATCTATGAATAAAGAAGCATTACTTAAACTAGATAAATTAGAACATCCCGAAAAATTTTGCAAAGTTTGTTATAGTAAAATGAGAAAAGTCCCAAAAAAAGATGAATATATTTGCAAGGAATGTGCAAAACAAATTATTGATTGTGGAAAATATAAAAATAAATCATATAAATATGTTCATGATAAAGATAAATCTTATTGGAATTGGATCAAAAATCATGATAATCTTTATGGTGGTTTATTAAAGTTTCAATTATATATTTTGAATATGAAATCTTAAATATAAGAATTACTAATATATAAGAATAATTATAATTTGATAATTTATAATTATTAAGATGACTTCATAAAATAAAAATGATTATAAAATCTATAGAAGATGCAAAACTATTACAAAGCAAATTATCTTATAAAAAACAACATATTGTTTATGTATTTTATAAAAATGATATTTGTTTATATGTTGGTGAAACTAATGGTAAGAGTCAATTTAGTTATATTATGAATCATCATACAGTCAAAAGAATTAAATCAAAATTTAAAGATGGTTATTATATTAAAATATATTTTGAAAAAGATATACCTTATTATCATTATACACAATATGAAGGTATGTTAATTGGACTTCTTAATCCAAAATTAAATAAACGTAGAATAGAAGATGGTAGAATTTTAACGGGATACCGTCGTAAATATAATATATCATATTTAGATTATTATAAACGCAAACGTAAATATAGAATAGATTATCATTATAGTTTAGATCCAATAGATGTTTTTAGATTTTATGTGCAATATAAATATCCAAATATCTATAATGATGTATTTGTTAATAATCAAACTACTAAATATCAAATATTAAAAATATGTCGTTTTAAAAATATTCATGACGCATATTATTTAATAAAACCATATAGTAAAAAAAAAGATTGGAAATATGTATTTAAATCTATATTAAATGAACTTAAGAAAAAAGATTACTTGAATATTGATGTATATAATTATATAAAACAAGGTGGTTGTAATAATTATGGATATATTAATAAAGATTATTTATAAGAATAATTATAATTTGATAATTTATAAATTAAAGATGACTTCATAAAATAAAAATGGATACAAATAATCTAAATTATTCTCAATTATTGCAATTAATTCGTGATAAGTTTGATGACGAATTAGAAACAAAACAAACAACTATTGATACATTAAGTAAACAAATATTAATTCTTAATTATAAAATAAATGAATTACAAAAACAAAATAATGAATTTATAAAATTAATACAAGAAAATGATAAATTAAAAAAAGAAAATGATAAATTAAATGAATGTATTACTAATATTATAGGTGTTTAATCAAATGTTACTAATATTGGATTTTCTTTTGTAGCACGTCTTATAGTTAAACAATATAAACTTTGTTGTTTAATAATTTTTTTTTGATTCATCTCTTCTTCAACTTCTTCACTAATAACGGGATTAACATTATTTGTACAATATGGACTTAAATTATAAAATCTACATGCACGTCTAACACTTGGCAAATCGCCCCACATATATATACTCATAATATCACGATAAGGATCATCTTTACTACGATATACTACCATATCAAATATATAATTATTCTTCGCCCACTTTATTATCTTTTTTGCATTAAACATAATTGTTGTTTTTTGATGTGATGTTGGTCTTTGTTTCTTTGATACATTTTTTAAGTAATCTTTTAATTCAGTACAATTTTTTATTTTATCGTCATATTGAAAATCATTTATATACTTTTCAATATCTTGAACTATCTTGCCTTTTGTTAATGTTTCATTTATATTAACTCCATGCTTTTTAAACAAATATAATATATCTTTTTTACTATGAGATTTATCCACTATCATTTATATTATACAATATATTTTATTTTTGAATATTATACGCATTTTACTTTGCTTACCTTTGGTTTTATCTTTTTTTCATAATTTAAAGATATTTTACGATAATATAATAAGTAATAAAAATGGAATATAACAAATATAAACATTCATCTATTTATAAAATTGTAGATAATACAAATGGTGATATTTATATTGGAAGTACAATCCAACAACCTTTAGTAAGGAGATTGGATAATCATAGAAGTCATTATAAAAAATATCTTGAAGGTAAAGAGAGAAAATGTATGAGTTATGATATTTTGAATAATGGAAATTATAATATTTATCTTGTAGAAGATTACCCATGTGATAATAGAGACCAACTAAGAATGAGAGAACAATATTGGATTGAAAGAACTGCTTGTATAAATAAACACGTTGCTTATAGAAGTGAAGAATATAAAAAAGAATATCAAAAAAATAATCGTGCTAAAAATCTAGAATATAGATTAAAAAAAGATAGAGATAGATATAATGATCCTTTAAAAAAAGATATAATAAAAGAACAAGCAAAACAAAATCATTATAAAAATAGAGAGAGAAATGTAAATAGAATGAATAAATTGAGAAGATATAAACATAGTTGGGGTGGGAGTATCAATAGTTTGCAATGTAATTTATTAAAAATAGATGTTAATTTATTCGCTTGATTCACCAAAGGTTATAAAACCAAAGGTTTTATTCATCTTGTGCCTTCTTAACATAAACTGCCATCCCAGTAGTAGCAACATCATGACCGAGTATTTTACTATCTTTCTTCATTTCATCTTTAACCTTTGAATACTTGCCACTCAAATAAGATTTACGTAAAAGAGTAGTACTAACCGATTTATTCATATACTTTTTTGAATACTTTAATAATACTTTACTTAATTCAATTCTAGTTAATGGTTTATCAGTTGATGTCTTAAATAAAACACCCATACCATTGACCTTCAAATAATATCTTAATATCTTTCTTAAATCTTTATCTTCAATTTTTAAATCTAACTCTTCATATTTCTTACTTGTTTTATATTTATTTAATACAAAATATAAATTACCCTTAGATGGAACAACTAAATAGTTATTTTCTTTTTTTTCTTCATCACTTAATTTCTTATATGCTGCTTGATTAATTGACATCATACCAGCAACATCATTTCTAAAAGGCATTCGTGCATAAATATTAAATAATACATATGCTTGTAATAATTGTTTTTCTTTTTTTGTAATATTATCATTTGATTTCTTTTTTAAAGGTTTCAACTCATCCGCCATCTCGTTTATCATATTAAACACTTCTTCAGTTGTTGCAAAATTCTTAGATTGTTTATCACTTATAACTCCACTTTTTTGTTCATCATTATATTTATTATTCAACTCATCTCGCAATTTTCCATATTCTTCTAATAATTCATCATACTTTTTATCATCATTTAATGCCATCAATAATACAATTACTGCATTCAATATATTACGTTGACTTAAATAATGTAGATCACTTAATTTATCCATGACATCTTTTGGCTTCTTTAAGAAATCATAATCGTCAGTATCAAACATCTTTTTTAATTTATTAAGATTAGTTGTATATTGTTTTATTGTATTTGTTTTTAATGATGGACGTGCTTTTGATATTTCATCAGTTGGATTTTTACTATCAATTGTCATATTTATAATATAATAATAGATTATTATTTAAATTATAAAACGAATTAAAAAAATAAATTATATCAAGTCCTCTTTTTGATTTATTATATCTTTGATTTATGCGAAGGCACAAGAAAATTCACCGTTTTCAATAGTGGCAAATTTAAGTAGTTCAAGATAAACACGGAGAGTATAATCACCCGCTGCAAGAGCAGTAGTATTATAAGTAAGATCCATACCCTTGTTATTTATACGCTCGCCCTTATTAGGACGGATGGCAGTCCATCTAAATAATTGACCAAGACCGACAGCACTTGAACTTTGATCACGTCCTTCAAATGTTTCAGCAGTAAGACTAGATGTAGTAGCACGCCGAACATATTCATCATGTGTAATCATAGGAACTTTGCCCTCAGCGTGTTGAGTCGTATGGAATAGTAATGCACTATTGGTTCTATTAACATTAAACTCAAATCTATCATTGTATAAAAGATTAGTGGATATATTATATTCACCAAAAGCAGTAGCACCATTCAATAGAGATAATGGAGTGAAATTAGCATTTGATGCAAGACTATACATAACTTTTGATACGAGACGACCATTACCACCAATAGGGAATGTAAGATTAGCAAATGCCGTTTCATCGCCAGTCCTTTTAGCAAGACGATAATCAACATATTGGAAACTTAGTTTAGGGTTTTGCTGGGCATATTTTTCCATAACTTCACCATCATATGTAATACTATCATAAATTAATTTACATTCTTCTCTATTGATTTGATACGATACAGCATTATTAGCATTATCAGCAGATGCAACACACATACGACGAGATAGAGGTGCTCCCGAAAGAGATGAAAGTTCATCTTGGAAAACTAAATCAATGTGTACCGATTGATTAAGAAGTTGGCAAGGTAACTGATTGAACTTAAGGAACGGGAAAAGGTCACTTAGATACACCGAATATACGGGAGCATTAGCAATACCTTGTGCCGACCCACCATTATGTTTCATCCAAGGCAGTAATTCAAAAGCACCAGCACCACCAGCAGCGGGAACAACGGGATTACGTCCAACATCTAAACCGATTGTTTTAGCAGAGTTAGGGGGTTTGTCAGTAGTATTTGCTGTGCGGTCATCATAAACGGGTTTATGAGCAATGCATCTCTGCGATAAATATTGTTCGCGTTCTTTATTATCTTCATTAGAAATGAATAGTGACTGATATGCATGAAAATCACTATAGTCATCTACCGAACATACAACTTCATTACCGATAGAAAGAGTGGCGGATTTAATTAGATTTGATACACCAATTGCTAATGGATGAAAAGCAGTGGTTGATGTAAGTGGTGTTACACCAAGTGTAATTTTAGAATTAGAATGTAAAAAACCAGCAACACGATCTAAAGTAAATCTTGCTCGGCGTTGTGAAAACGTTACTGGGTCTATAACATCAGTATGTAGCATTTGTCCATACGACGTAGGGATAGCGCCAATTTTGATGAGATCGGGAATGCGGTCAGCAGAAACATCGGGTTTGTCTTCCATTTTTATATATATATATGATATATTAAAAAAAATAAAAAATTAAATTATAAAATTAAATTACATAGAAAAAAAGATATATATTTTTATATTTGTATATGAGTGGATTATCACACCAAATAGTTTATATATATATATCAAGATTTATCTAAGATACAACTTGGACGCCCATGCTACCATCCCATGCAACAACTACTTTAGATTTAATAAATAGATAAGCAGAAATTGGATTTCCATCATCAAGACCATTCCGCATTTGGATACTAAACTGAGCATTGGAAAAATCTACACCCTCACTATCAAGCATATCATATAATACACCAACACCGTAAACTGCTCCAGTGTCGGGCATATGACGATATCCAGTAACAGCGTTTTGATTTCCAGTGAAATTACGATTCGTAGTTAGTGGAGATGCAGTCGTGCGAGTATGGTGCTGTTCGGGAATAATTGAACCAAGGAAACCTTTGATAACTTGAGGATCAACAACACTAGTATCATTAGTAGTAGCATCATATACACTTTCAACTTCAAAAGCAGCGGGGAAACGTTCACCATTCCTTAAGAATGAAATAGTTTCAAGATTAGCAACACCACCTAAACCAGTGCCAGCGCCATTTGGTGCTTTAGTCGGCATATACGTTACAAAACCATCTTGTGCTAAATTGTTAATAAAATTAGATGGTACAAAATTTACGAATGATGCTAGAACTTTTGATAATCCAAGATTGAAATTAATAATAGAATTAGTGCTCTCAAGTGTAGAGAAATACGACGTAATACTATTGAAATCTAAAATACCTTTATCGGGAGTTTCAGCACCACTATCAACTTCACAAGTTACTTCAAGACCGCTTAACTCATAAAAAGCATTAGAGATATTAGCAGTGGTTGCATCACTTGAATAAAAGAACTGACTATCGGGAGCAAGGTGGATTTCTATTTCAAGGGG